TGTTTTGAACACCATCCTTAGACGATCTTCTAAAACGACCGAGCGCAAGGCAGCTCAGGAATACCACGACCGCCTGAAGGCGGAGATGTGGCGGCAGGACAAGCTGGGGGAGCAGCCGCAGCGCCTTTTCGAGGAAGCTGCCGTTCAATTCCTGCGCGCCTCTGCTGGACAGAGCGACTACGACACCAAGGTTCGGCACGTCGCATATTGGCGCACCGTCTTCGGCGGCAAGCCCATCAGCTCTTTAACAAGCGACGTGATCCTTGACAACCTGCCCACGCACTTCGTGCGCCACGGCTCCACGATGCAGCGGCCCACATCGCAGAGCACAAAGAATCGGTACATCGCCACACTGCGGACGCTGCTCAACATGTGCGAGAAGATGCAGTGGCTTGGCCGCGCGCCCATTCTCAGCAACTACCGGGAGCCGGCGGTTCGCATTCGGTTCCTGACCCGCCAGCAGGCCCGCGCCTTCATCATGGCCTTGTCTCAGGACTGGATGCGGGACATCTGCCGCTTCGCCCTTGCCACGGGCATGCGAAGCGCAGAGATCCTCACGCTGACCTGGGACAAGGTAGACCTCAAGCGCTCCACGGCCTGGGTCAGCGCCGACGCCTCCAAGTCGGGTTCCGCGCGAGTGGTCCCACTCAACAGCGAAGCGCTCGACGTGCTGAACGCGCGCCCCAAAGGCGTCAACGTCTTCACGCGGCCTACCGGGGCACCTGTGAAGCAGGTCGATGCGCGAATTCTTGCCCGGGCCTTCGCCGCTGCCGGTGTCGAGAATTTCCGCTTCCACGACCTGCGGCACACCTGGGCGAGCTGGCATGTCCAATCCGGCACGCCCCTGTTCGTCCTGAAGGAGCTGGGAGGCTGGAAGACGCTGGAGATGGTGAAGAAATATGCCCACCTGGCGCCGGAGCACTTGGCCCAGTACGCAAACGCGGTCATGTTTTGGTCAGAGCAGACCACCGAGGACAAGAAAAAAGCCCCTACGCTTGTGGCGTAAGGGCTTGATTTCATTGGTATTTAGTTGGTGGGTCCTGCGAGATTCGAACTCGCGACCAACGGATTAAAAGTCAGGTTCTCAATCAGCATAAATCAACTGGTTACGCGAGTTTTTGGGAATATTCCGCGAAAACTGCCCCAGCACCGGCGCGGCTGCCGAAGACTTATTCCCATGCCGCGCAGCCTGGGTGAGCGAGACAAATGAGTGATTGTCCAGCGTAGTCTGAGAGGTTCTGTCAATGGCTGCTAAAGCAGACTGGCAGCGCCTTTCCTGTAAGCCGAATCATTCTTCTACTCTGGTTTTCGTCTAACTCGTGTTTGATTTGTTATGCGGCGATTAATTTTTCTCTTCCATTCTATCTGCTTGTCTGACAGCACTCTTTTTCTTTTTGTGCTCATCAGAAACGCATACTCATTTTCGTATATATACCCAAGCTTATACGCGTGAATTATTAAGTCCTCGTTTGCATTTGCCGTATCGTCTAAGGCAATACGCCTAAGACCATCAAACAGATTGCCGGTATCTATTCCTATAAATTGATTTACACAAACATTTCCAACGTATGTTTTATTTAGATTTATTTGATTCTGAATAAAACACAACTCCTTTATACGCTGACCGCATGGGCAGCAATCAAAATCTTCGCAAATTTCAACACCAACAAGCTTCCATTCATTTCTCGCAGAGTGAAAATTGTTTTTTTCGCGCGAAAGAGGAAGGATATGAGATTTCAAATTTTCGAAATTGTGATCCATATATTTCTTGGTGCAATATTAAATAGTCGCGCAAACTTTTATCTCACCACGAGGCAATTCATGTGCAACATATTTGGTTATTTACCCTTCGTTGAAATACGTATTCCGTCTATAGATTTCCGAAGCTCTTCTGCAACCTCCGGAAGTGCGCCGCACTCTAAAGCTAATTTAAAGAATTCGTCTGCGACTGAGATGGGATCTAGTCGATGCTCCTTTACGAATGATTTCGCAACCGGCAGGAGATCATTCTTGTCGCTTCGAGAAAGGCGCACTCCGAAGCTCCGTCCTCGCCGGAAAGCTTGGATGATGTGTTCTGGAAGATTCGGGCCGAAAACAAAGTACTCAAGGAACTTCCGGAAATTAGGGTGCGAGCTAATTTCGTCATCTGTACATCCCTCTCGCGTGAAAAGTTCTTGCCGAGAGCGCCCTCTTCCCTTGGGATAAAAATCCGGATCGGTAAAATACTGCAGCCTAATTTCTGGAATAGCTTGGCGATCCAAGAGGGATTCAGTCAATGCGGCCATAGGTCCAATGGATGCTTCGATCTCATCATACTTCTCAGATGCGAAGTGGACTTTCGCAAGTAGTTGCAGCTCTGAGGCCTCGAGGAGGATGTCGGGGATACGCGGCATGGGATTTCTCCAAAGACATGTCTGTGGGACAGTCTAAGACAACGTGCGAACACTACGAGACGTTTGCGCGATCGACTGCTGTATGCTCTCGCCAAACAAGGGAGTAGAGATGTACTGCACCAAATGCGGAGAGAAAAACGTGGAGGAAGCAGCGTTCTGCGCAGCTTGCGGCATGTCATTGGCGCGCCCATCGGGAGAGACAGCGCGCGCCTCCGTCCCACTGACCTTCGCCGCCGAAGTGCGCGAGGACATCCAGGATCCGAAGTTGATGGGCGTGGGTGGCTGGCTCGCCGTCCTGGTGCTAGGGATGGTGGTGATTGGTCCAGCCCTGACACTGTTGAACCTTTACCAAGAATACAAGGTGCTTGAGCCTCTGCTGAGCACAGTGCAGCTGGCTCGAAGGGTGCTCTACATAGAGGCCGTGTCATCCGTATTCATTGCACTCGGCTTTGCTGCTGCCGGAGTGTCTCTGGCCCTCAAAAAAGAAGGGGCTCCCGCTTTTGCCCGCGCCGTATTGCTGCTTCAGGTGCCAATTACGGCCCTCAATGCAATGGCCCTGGCCAATCTGCCAGGCCTTGATCCACAGCTCATGCAGGGATATGGAGCCAAGGCAGTCAAGGGCATTGCCCAGTCCATGATCAGCGCGGCGATTTGGGTCTCATACCTCAACAGGTCAAAGCGCGTTCGGGCCACATTCGGCGATTGGGCCAAGGGCCGGAGCCATGTGCTTGGCGAGGTGGCGACGCTCTGCGCCCTCGCCATCGCAGTGGCGGTCTTCTTTTTCTGGCGCCTGTAGCTTCAGGCCAAGGGCATCTCCGGCACCGTGCCGGAATTTAATAAAAACAAGGACTTACGCAGTCTTGCCGCCTGGAAGATGCGCGAGGCAGCATCTCTTGCTTTCTGCAGGAGATTAACGAAATCAAAGGGTTAGAAGGGGTGCAACACCTGCACCCCCTATCCCTACTCCTCGACCGCGAACCGCCCTGCTTCCATAGCATCGCGCCGCTTCTTCGGCAGGTAGACCCCGTCCTCAGCCTCCCGAATCCGCTTCTCGCGCATGCGCACGCTCTGGGCCAGCTGCATTGGCTGGATGCGGCGGGCGGGGTTCTTCTCGTTGAAGCGCTGGATGGCTTCCCGAGCCTCGGTTTTGCCCTCCTCGTCCTTGGCCATCGCAGCCATGGCGAACTGCTCCACCAGGGCGCTGCGCCGCGCCTGCAGCGCGCGGTCCTGGCCCACGATGGCGGACTTACCTTCGTAGGCGTTGCGGACGCTGGAGGGCGAGAAGCCCACGGCTTGGCCAGCCACGGCGGCCGCGTCCACCTGGTCCTGCACCACGATGCCGGTCTTGTCCTTGACGCCCTCGGTCTCGTAGCGCCAGGCCTTGAGCGGACCACGCAGCACGCTGGGCGCCATGGTCTCCAGCCCGCGCTGGTACCGGCCCTCGCTCATCTCCTGCAGGCCCTTCAGGGCGTTGATGCCGATGCCGGCCACTGGACCCAGGGCGGAGGCCATAGCCGACTCACCCAGTCGCTGGCCCTCCAACCCTTCCTGCACGTCCGGCAGGATCAGTTGGTTCAGCCCCACGCGGCCCGAGATGTCCCAGGGTGTCATGCGGGACAGGCCATGGGACAGCACCTCAGCCGGCTTCTGCCCGAAGGCGTCGGCCAGCATGTTCTGCATGGCCACCTGCGCGTCCCAGGGCTCATCGTCATCGCCACCCAGCATTGAGGCCGCGGCCAGGAGCGTGGTCACCATGGGCAGGCCCAGCACGCCGGCCGCCATGGCATGCGTGGTGAGCAGGCCGGCCAGCGCCTTGCGTGCGGCGGCCCGGTCTTCGGGTTTGGCGGCGGCCAGGGCCTGCTGCGCGTTGCGCACCAGGGTGTAGACCATGTTCTGGCCGTACTGCTTGAACAGCAGCAGCACCCGGGCCACGTTGCCCTGCATGATGCGTGGGCGGTTGTTGGAGCTGTAGTCGAAGTGGCCGTCGTAGGTGGCCTGCACTGCATCCTGGTAGGCCTGCTGCTGGCTGGTGCCCGTCTCGCGCGCCAGCCGGTACGCGGCTACGAAGGTCACCTGGCGGTTGAACTTCTCGGCGTGGTGGAACATCCAGCTGGCCGCGTTCATGACCGGCCGCAGCTTGTGCGACACGTTGCGGTCCTCGCCCTGGGCGATGCCGGCCAGGTCGTGGGCCATGGTCACGTCAATGACGCCCGAGCGCACGGCCTCGTCGAAGGCCGCTTTCTCGTCCGGGCTCAGCGATCCGGTGATGTCGTTCTTGCCGCGCACCGCTTCCTGGCTGGCCTTGACCAGCGCGTCGGCCGACTTGCGAAAGCCCCAGCGCGCGCCCATGACCGGGTAGGCCACCAGTGCGGTCTGGGTCAGGTTGACCATGGCCGAGGCTGGCGACAGGCCCAGGTGGAACATGAAGCCCAAGCTGGTCAGCGCCGTGGACAGCGCATTGGTCTTGGGGTTCATGGCCGCGTCGTGGCGCTTGACCATCTCGTCCACCACCTGCTGGCCCTTGATCGAGTCGAAGCCCGCATCGCCCGCGCCCTGGTCCACGCGCCGCTGCATCTCGCCGAGCTGGTCCTGCAGCTGGTCGCCATACCGGAGCTTGGCCAGGTAGCTGGCCCCGTGAAAGACGTTCTGGGCAAAGGCCCGGCGCGCGTCCTGGCTGAAGCCGGCCGTGCCCTTGCGATGGATGCCGTGCTTGGCCCAGGACAGATCCGGCAGCGAGGACAGGTAGAGCTGGCCCAGCGCGTCTTCCAGTTCGGCGCGCTGCGCGGCGTCCATGCCCTGCTTGTCCAGCACGCCGTAGAGCTGCTCCATGAAGCCCCGGCCCACGGTGTCGCGCTCGGCCACGAAGTCCTTGGCCTTGAGCACCTTGCCCACTGTGAAGCCCTTGTCCTTGGGGAACGCGGAGACCATCTGGCCGCGCATGGCATCCGCCTCGGCCATGGTCTCAGCGCGGCTGACGCTAGCGGTCTTGCCCTCGGCGTCCTTGACCACCACCACGTACTGTCCGAAGCGCGCCAGGGGGAAGTACACGCCCTTGATGTGCCCGAAGAACTCGTCGTCCATGCGCTTGAGCATGGCGGCCTTGCGGTCGCTGCTCATGCCGGCGCGCTCGATGCGCTCCTTGATGGCGGAGCGGACATCGCGCATGTGCTGGCGGTAGGTATCCCGGGCCTTGGTGTAGACCTCGCGCGCCTCGGGCGTCAGGGCCTCGAAGCGGCGGCGCAGCGCACCGTACTGCACGCGGTTATCGCTGGCCACGTAGTCGGCGGCCGGATCCATCTGCGCCAGGGTCGAATCGTGCATCAGCTCGGCCAGAGCCCGCTCGTCGGCCAGCTTGGCCCAGTTCTGGGCCAGCTGGTCCGCGCCTGCGCCGGCCTCGTTCTTGTCGGCATCCATCCTGGCCATGAGGTCGCTGTACGTACGCAGCTCGGGCAGCATGTCGCCGTACACGTCCACCAGTTGCCGGCGGCCCAGGAAGCCCAGGCCCAGGGGCCGCAGGTCCGTCGCCTTGTGGCCAGCCAGCTTCTTGACGTTGGTCGCCGTCATGGCCTGCAGCGTGGCGCCCACGCGCTGGCTCGCCGGGTTGTCGCCCAGGGTGCGGTAGCGCGCCAAGCCTGCTGGCCCACCAGCCGGCGCCGAGGCGCGTCCCTCGCCCGCGCTGTCGATGGCGCGCAGCACGAAGCGCTCGGCCTCGTTGTAGGTCATGTTGCGGATGCGGCCGGCCAGGCGCTGCATGCCCATGCGCTCGGCCACGCCGGCCAGCCAGTTGGCCAGGGCGCGGATGCGCAGGCCCATCCTGGTGCCGGCCTGCTGCTGGGCGCGCAGCTCCTGGGCCACCACGGCCAGACCCTCCTCGATGGCCAGGGCCTCGTAGCGGGCGGTCAGGTCGGACCCACGCAAGCCCATGTCGCGCAGCACCTGCAGCTGCAGCGGCGCGTCGGGGGCCTGCTCTTTCCAGTCGATGGCATACTGCCGCACCCTGGCATCGCGCTTTGCCAGATCCAGCATGGCCTGCACATAATCGGCTTCAGGCAAGACATTGCGCACACCCAGGTGGAACATCTCATGAAACAGGGTCTCGACAACAGCGTCAGCACTGCGGTGGGCGGAAGCAACGATGACGATGCGGCCCTCCCCGGGTATCGCCGCCCCCATTACACCGTCGGGCGCATCGACCCCAAGCTCATCGCTCCGAAGCACGACACGAACTGGTGGCGGGGTCCGCAGGCCCGAAAGGGCATCGTCCACCGCCTTCTGGGCCTGCTCAAGCGTCAGGCCTGAGCCCGGCGGCACATCGCTGGTCGCGCTGAACAGCATCACCGAGCCGTCCTCGCCGCGGCGCGTGTCCACCGTCTGGAAGAAGCGGTCGAAGGCCTCGCGGACCTGGGGCAGCTCTCCAGCCGTCGGATAGGGATAGGCGCCCTCCAGCGCGAACGCACTGGCCGGCACCACGTTGGCAAGGAAGTCATTGCCAGCGCTCTGGTCCTGCAGCTTGGCGATCAGGTAGCTCTCGAAGGCCCGCGCCGACATCTCGCGGCCGGTGGTCCAGTAGTCCTTGCTGCGCCGGTCGTCCAGCTTGCGCGAGCGCTCCTGCATGCCCGTGGCGTTGATGGTGTTGCGCAGGTCGCGGAATGCGGCACGCATCTCCTCGCGCACACCATCACCTCCCCGCTCGCCCTCCGTCATGAAGCCGGCACCGTCGCCGCGCTGGCGGGAGAAGTAGTTGTCGAGGGCATGCCACCATTCGTGACCCAGGGCGCCGGCTGCCTGGCGCTTGGTGAGATTGATCACCACCTGGCCCGGCTCGTAGTGCGCTGCTGCAGCGTCCACGCCGCCCGAGCCGCGCGCGCCGAAGGCCAGGCCCAGCCGGCCGCCCAGCGACAGTGCCCGGGGCGGCAGGTTCAGCACGCCGGCCATGTCCATCAGCGCGTCATAGGCCTGGTTCAGGTCCTGCTGCCGGCGCGGCCCCTCCACGTAGTTGCCGAACTGCACGCCACGGAAGCCGAAGGCATCCTGGAACTGCTGGGGCGACACGTCGGCGCCCTTACGGTAGTCCTCCCCGATGCGTGGCGCATTGCTGGCCGACCGCACGGGCGGCACGGCCTTGTAGTCGGTCAGCAGGCGCTCCAGCTCGGCCTGGTTGTCGGCCAGGTACTGGCGTGCGGTTTTGATGTCCTGGAAGCCCGGCTTAAGCTCAGCGACGTTGCGCCCGATCTTCTTGCCGATGAAGAAGGCGCGGGCACCGCCGGCGCGCTTGGCGTAGATCTCGAACGTGGCGCCACGGGCCGGCGCGTCCTGCTCGGCCGCCAACTGCGCTGCGCGGCGCTTGAAGGCCTCGATGGCCGCCTCGCGCGTGTCGCCCTTGGCCAGCTCGCGCGGCCAGCTCCCGAAGGCCGATGCCTTGGCCTGGCGCGAGACCGTCCAGATACTGCGCGGCGGGTCGTAGCGCACGCCGTCATACATGGAATAGCTGCCCGCGTGCAGTTCGATCCCCTTCAGCGACCGCCCGTGGCCCAGCGCTTCGTACAGCGCAGCCTGGTTGGCGATGCCCGTGGGCAGGGTGGTGTTGTTCAGCTGCGTGCGTACCGCCTGCGGGTCGAGCCGGCCGGCCAGCAGCTCGTCGGCGAAATCGCGCAGCGTGGCCACGCGCTCAGACCAGCCGCGCAGCTTCCAAGAGGACTGGGGCTTGGTGGGCACGGCGTCGCGCATGGCGCGCACCAGGGCCACGGCCTGCGGCTGCGTGCCGCCCTCCAGCAGTTTCTGGTAGTCGGGTTCGGGCCAGGTCTTGGAAAGCGGGTGGGCCTTCACATCCAGCGCCTTGGCCTTGGCCATGCCGTCTGCGTAGGCCTCGGCATAGAGCATCTTGCGCGCGCCGGTCAAGGTCTCACCGAAGTCCTCGATGCGTCCCTGCTGCTGGGCGGCGCGTGCGGCTGGTGAACCAGGGTTCCCCCGGTTTGGCGCAAATGTGGGATTTTCCCGTATTTGAGTCGGCGCGCCCTGGTCACCGGCACTCGGCGCCCGCGCCCGGCCTGTTGCGTCACCGGCATCCACCGCTGCGAATACGGCTGCAGCAGCATCTGCAGCATTGCCGGCATCTCTGGCAGCCGATGCAGCCGCCTGGCGATCTTCTTTGCTGAGGGGGCTGGCATCCAGCTCTTGTCGCGCACCAGCCAGCATGCTGCGGTTCAAGTCGTCCCGCATAGCGACATAGTCCAGCTCGTTGGCACTTTCGGCGGCGCTCTCCAGGCGCGCGATCTCTGCGCGCATGTCCGCCAGATTCCTGCCGGAGAGACGCTGTTGCATAGGAGATAGGCTCTCTTCCTGCATCAGGCTGTACCGCGCGTCACTTAGCCTTGCCGCCAGCTTCTGCGCATAGGTGCCCACACCCTCTCCCAATTCGTCGCGCAGGGCGTCAAGCCGCACGGCGCTTGATGCTGTATCCGAATTGACATCCGCCTTTCCCGGTTCAGGAGCGACCGCGCTGCTTGCAGCGGGTTTTTCCCGCTTCAAAGCGCTGCCGCTCAATGCTCCTGTTTCTGCAGCATCCGCTCCAGCAGGCTGTAGCTGGCGCGCAGTGTCTGCCGCATCGATGTCAGCCACGATCTCCGCCAGGCGCTTGCCGCGAGGCTTCAGGCCCAGGCTACGGGCCACGCGGCCGGCCTGCATGGCATTGGTGCGCCAGTTCGCTGGCCGTTCTTCCGCGCTGCGCGGCTGGCCCACGAACCCAAGCGAGGGGTCGCCCTGGGCGGGCACGGCTTCGTGGGTGCCAGTCAGGCCCCGGCGCTGCAGCTCCGCCTGCGCCTGCTCGCCCGTTGCGAACGGGCGGCCGTCGGGCATGGCGATCGTGCTGGCCGGGCCGACACCGACCTCGCGCGCTGGCGCGTCGATGACTTCGGCGCTGCGCGTGGGCACCGGCTGCGTGCCAAGCGCTGCCCCATCCTCCTGGTCGTCCAGTGGCGTGATACGTGTCAGGTTGCTCAGGCCCAGATCGGCGCGGCGCGCGCGCTCGGCCTCGAGGGCCTGGCGCTGCTGCCGCTGCTGGTTGACCAGCGAGACGGCTTCGGCGCGGGTCTCGGTGCGGACGCCATCGGCCCCGGCGACCATGCGGCCCGTCGGGCGATTGTCAAAGCCCAGCAACGCCGGCCTCTCCTGGGGAACTGCTGATCGCTGCTCCATGGGCAGACGCACTGTGGGCTGTACGTCGTAACCCCGGCCGCTGGGATGCGGAACGACTGTCGCGGGTATCCCTTGTGCCTCCACCTGCCTGCGCAACCGGTGCGCATCGTTCAAGCGCAAGGGAGAGCCGGGCTCAAGGTCCTCGCTCAATGCGAGACGTTGAACGGTATCGGCAATGAGGCTCGGCCCCGCTGCTGGCTCGGCGGACAGATCCTGCTCGGCGAGGTTGACAGCGTTGCCAGCCTCCCGCTCTATAGGAACAAGGCGTAATGAGGCGTCTGCGTATGCAGGACCGGGGTCCTCAAAAGGCAACCCGGCATCCTCAACCCTGGCAGCCTCTTCGGTGCCTTCTGGGGCATTGGCCGCCAGTTCGTTGGCTTCTCGCTCACGGAACGCGCGTACCCCTGTAGGCAGATCGCCTCGCGCCAAGTCTGCCAGCAGCAGCCGCGCAGAACGCTGGCGTTCTGGCTCGAATCGTGACAAAGCTCCAGACAACGTGTCAGTGGCGCTGGGTATTGCAGGCGCCTGCTCAAACGGCACCAACCCCAGATTCCCAGCCAGGGCTGCCGCCTTGGACAGCGGCCCCGACGGGTCGGCCATGGCCGCATTTCTTGCCGCCACCCCTGCGCTGTATTGCTCCTGCGTCTCCGGGATCTCGCTGTCGAGGCCGAGATTTTCCATTGTCGGCTGCGAAGCCGAGCGCAAAGCCTCCGGCGTTTGACCTACGTTCCCCAGGCCGTCCGCATAGAGCGGCTGGCCAGCATACGGCACGGGCGTGCTGCCCGGCTGCGCGCCAGCCTGTGCGGGAGAAGCCGTTGTAGGGGCCGCCCCTGCGCCGCCAGCTGCATCCGTCTGCGGCCGCCCGCCGGGCTCAACCTGGGACTGCCCGCCTGCACCATGGCCGCCGCGCACGGCTGCGCCTGTACCGGCGCCCAGCAGTCCTCCCGCCACGCCTTCGGCCACAGCCTGGCCGGCCACGCCCTGCCAAGTAGGCACGTCGGCGCCCTCACGCTGCTGGGCCACATTAGAAGCGAGGCGCTCCTGACCGCCCTGCACCGCCTCGGGCAGGCCTTCGGTCACGGCACCCGTGGCCGCCCGCCGCAGCAGCGCCTGATTCGTAGCCCGACCAGCCAGCGCACCGCTCACCAGCCGCTCCACGCCGGTCGTGCCCGTCACCAGGCCCAGCCCAGCGCCCAAGGCCACGTTGTCCGCGTTCGGCCCCGTGTAAGCCTGCGCGCGGTCGGCGGCCTGGCGCGCTGCTTCCGGCGTGGCGCCCTGCTCACGCTGCTGCTGCTCGACCGCGTCGTAGATGCTGCCTTTCACCGAGCCCGCGCCTTGGGCAGCCCCGAGGCCTGCGCCCAGCGCCGTGCGAGCTGCCGCGCTGCGGCCCACGGGCGTGAACATGGATGCCACGATGGGCACCACAGAGCCGGCTGCTTCTGCCACGGTACTGACCGGCGCCTCGGCGATACCGCCCAGCTGCGCGCCCACTTCGCGCAGCACGGAGCCGGACTGCTCGGCCTCGCGGATGGTCTGTGCCCGCGCGGCTTTCTCGGCCTGCCGCTGGGGACTCAGCCAGCTCTGCACCGTGTCCTGCGCGCTGCCCAGCTGCTGGGATACAGCGTTGCCAGCGCCGCCGGCGTCAGCGATGGCTTTCGTGGCGCCCACGGCGCCACCGGCAAATGCCGTGGCAATGTCCGCCAGCTTGCGCCCGGTGCTGGCCGGCTTGACCACCTCGAATTGCGCCCAGTCCACAGGCTCCGCTGCAGGAGCAGAGCCACCGCCCACGGGCGTGTAATCGTTCCAGTTCACGTCCGCCATGGCTCAGCCTCCCACCAGCACGGGCTGGCCATTCTTCACTTCGTACAGCCGGCCATCCTTGCCACGCACCATGCTGCCGTCGGGCGGCGCAGCCGCAGGCTGCGCCTGGGTCGGCATGCGCCGCATTTCCCCAGTGCGCTCGTTGACCGCGCCCAGAATGCTCTCGGTCTTGTTGCCCTGAGCGTCAGTACCGCCTTGCAGAGCAACAGACTTCCAGCGGTCCTCGCCGTCCTTGCCCAGCATCGTCAGCAGGCGTTGGCGAGCGCTGCGCTGCTCGGCTGGCGTCTGGGCGTTTTCCACTGCCTGCTGAGCCGCCTCGAGGCGGGCAGCAGAACGGCTCTGGTAGCCCGACGCGATCTGCTCCAGGCTCAAGCGACCACGAGCTATCTCATTGGAATCTGCCGCGCCCAATGCGCCGAGGGCTGCACGCTGGCTGGCCCCCTGCTGCTGGACGCCCTCGCGCTGCAGCGACCCGCGCTCGCGCATGCCTGCGATCTGGAGTGCTGGCTCTGCCTGGCGCAGCGCTTGGTCCGTGGCCAGCATGGCCCGGTACTCCTGCATGGCGGGATTGTTCTCGGCACCTCGACCGCCCCAGCGCCGCGTATTCATGATCGAGCTGGCCGAGACGGAGGCGTTGCGCAGGTCGTTGCGGGCCTGCCAGTCGTTGCCGCTGTGGCGCATCGTAGGGACTGACATACCAGGCGCGGGCGCGGCAGATTCAGTGGCCAGGGCCAGAAGCCGACCGTAGGCTTCATTGCCAGCGCCGTTGCCGGCCGGTTGGGCGGGCGTAGGCGTCGGAGCGGCGGCCGTAGCCCGCGAGGGCATGGCTTCGCTGGGCGGCCCCATCAGCTCGCCTTCGTTGTAGTGGCCCAGGTCAGTCGCACGGTTTGTTGCGGCGGGGGCGGCGTTTGCCGAGGGCACAGCAGGCCGCTCTGTGCTGCCAGCGCTGGAGAGCGAGGCTGCACCAAGGGCGGGTGCGGTGAACGCCCGACCGGCGGCGATAGCCGCGTTCGCGGCCCCCACCTCACGCGCCGCACTCAACGACTGGGCGGCAGCGCCCACCATGCGCCCTGCCTTAAGCATGGACCCTGCAGCTGGAAGCGCATTCGCCGTATTCAAAACATTGCGCCCCAACTCTGAATCCCAGACGCTGTCCTGCGAGCCGCGTGCGACGGGCGCCGCTTGGTACCCATCCGTGGGGATTTGTGCCACACGCTCTGCAAGGCTGCGCAGCCGGCCCCCCTGGTCGTCGGCCTTGACCAAACCGCCGTCGGCGAATCCTGGTCGCGGCTGCGTGCCATACAGAGGGCGAGGCTGTGTGCCAGTGGCGGTGGGCTGTTGGTACTGGGGTAGGCCTGGCACGCCGGGCTGCTGCGGTGCGCCAGGCGCCGGCACTGCTGCAGGCTGGTTCATCGCATTCAGCCTTGCCTGCGCGGCATCACGGTCTCTGCTCGGAATGATGGAGCTGGCGGTAACTTCGAGGTTGCGCTGCGCGTTGCGTGCTGCCCAATCCATTGGCGCGGCCGGTGCCGGTGCTGGTGTGGCAGCGGCCGAAGCTGCAGGTGCAGCGCCAGTAGATGCAGCTGGCTGAGCACCCGGCGCCGCAGGAGCAGGAGCGGCGGCCGGCGGAGGCCGCATGCCCGGGTTCTCGGTGTAGGTTCCACCAGGCGCGCGACCGTTGATGGTGATGTTCCCGCGAATGTCGGTGCCGCTGTAGCTGTTGCCGGTGCGCGCCACAGCGCTGGGATCGTCCACCAATCCGCCGTCTGCGTAGTGGTCAGGTTGGCTTTTGCCCGTGGGTTTGTGCGTGCGCGCCACCAGATCGCGCAGGCTCTTCACGCCCACCTTCTTCACCGTGTCGGCGGGCAGAATGAATTCGCCGTCGGATGCCTTGATGTCGATGGAGTCGGAGGTGCCGGTACCGGGACCGCGAATGTGGCCACCGTTGCCGAGGGCCAGGAGCCGGCGCGCCGCCGGAGATTGAACTTGTGCCATGGGAGACCTCTTGGGTGTTACCAATGCAGTCTCTATGGCTCCTGTGGAAACTGGAAACCCCAGAGGAGGCGCTCACCAGTTGCTTTGCACGATGGGAGGCCGACGATCCCGGTGCTTGCGCTGCACGTTGGCGTCCAGCCTTTCGCCGAAGGCCTGCTCGAACAGCGCGAGAGACGTGGCAGCCTTCGCCGGGTCGAAGGCGTCCGCGTCTTGCTTGAGATATGCCCGGTGCAGCACCCAATCCATCAGGCGCGTGTGGAAGCGCTCATGGATTTCTGGCTGGGCCTGGGTGTTGCATGGGTCGATAGGCTTGAGCGCGCCACGGTAGACGGTCAGCGCGATCTCGCCGGCCTCCACAGGCGTGGGCACCACCCTGATGCGGGGCGTGCCTCGGCTGTTGGCACCATCGAAGACCCAGTAACGGGGCATGCCGGAGCGGGTCTCCCAGGCGCCGTAGGTGCTGTCCAACTGCTCGACGCTGGTTTCCTCGAGAACGCGGCCGCGCAGGGCCAGGCGCTTGACCTGCAGCACGCTGCGGTGCAGGTCGTAGGAGGATTTGCCGGGCTCCAGGGTGATGGTGCACACGGCTGGCGTGGCGCGGTCCTCGATCAGCTTGGCCCGCTCGCACGCCTCCTGCACAGCCTCGTTCAGGTACTCGACGATGTCTTCCGTGGACCAGAACGGCGGGTCGGCCGTGTCGCGGACCGCTTCACGGAAGCGCCGGATGATGTCTTCGACCCGCATGGCTGCTTACGCCTGGGCGTCGCCGCCGAGTTCGGCGAAGACCTGGTCGGCTTCCTCGCGGGAAACCGGGAAGCCTGTGACGGCCTTCAGGCGCACCAGGTTGGGCTTGCCGTCGCCGGTGAAGTCATCCTTGCTGCCGCCCGCAATCATGGCCTGCAGAGCCTCGCGAATGGCCAGCTGGCGCGCCAGGATCTGGGTTTTCACCTCGGCAGTGCCGCCTTCGACCAGCACGGCGCCGCGGGCCATGGCTTCGCGCTGAAATCGCTGGGGCACATCGATGCCCTCGGGGGTGGCTGGCACCACCATCGTGTGGCCGGATGTCAGCGAGACAGGGAGAGGATCAGTGCCGGGGGCACGGAATTTCATGGAGTTCATGGTCTTGTCCTTTCGGAGAAAAAGCCCGGCGACACGTGGCCACCGGGTAAAGGGCCGTCGCAGGCCCTGGCCACCGAGAAAGAATCAGGCCTGCGTGAAGGCCGAGCGGCCCGGCACGTAGTACTGGATGGAGATGCGAGCCTGGCCGGCCGTGGCAGCCGCGCCGGCCTGGGCCAGCAGGGCCTTCAGGCTTTCGGCGATGGGGTGACGCCAGCCAGTGATGGTCAGCGCCGTGCGTCCTGCGGTCTTCAGGTCGATGGGCGTGGCGGTGTAGCGGTCGTCGTCGGCCGTGTCGCCCAGCTTCAGCGTGGCGCTCGTTGCCGAGTTCCAGGCCGTCAGCACGGTGACATCGCCGCCGACCAGGATGGCATTGCCCGGCAGGTCGATGGCAGCTTCTGCCGTGCCGTAGGCAGTTGGATCGCCGAAGCCGATGTCCAGATAGGCGACGATCAGCTCCTGGCGCGAGGGGTTCTTTTTGATGGGCATGGTGCGCTCCTTCAGCAGCAAGGGGAGAGAGCACCGGGACCGGCAGGCCCCGGCGAGAGGCCTGCTTAGGGCAGGTAGTGGTCGATGGTGAAGAGGCCGAAGTCCTCGACCGACTTGTTGTAGATCGAGTAGAACTGGGGCTTGAGGAAGCCGACCAGCTTGTCGATGTTCAGGCCCACCTGGCTGTTGTACTGAAACGTCTTCTCGTCCCAGTCGCCAGGGCCCAGATCCGCCATGCCAAGAGCCTGAGCACCGCAGACCAGCGTGCGCGTGCCATTGACGTTGCCGCCCGCGCCCCACTTCGAACCGGACGCCGCGCCCTTGGTGTTGTAGACCAGGTTGAACTCGTGGATCACGGCACCGTCGAGGGTGACGGTCGCGCCCGTGAAGAAGGGAGAGTTCTGGCCATCCTTTGCCGCCACAGCCGTCACTGCCTCACGATAGGCCTGATCCTGCTTCAGCAGGCCCAGCGTACCGGGCTGCACGAACACCACGTAGTGAGGCTTGCCACCAGCCATCAGCGGCTTGATGCGGTTCTCCTTCGCATAGGTGGTCGCCTGAACGATCATCTTGTAGTTGGGCACGAACGACGATGCAATGGCGCCGGTGTTCGACAGATCGAGGCCCGAGCCGTCCCACATCAGCGAGCGCTTGGCGCTGGGCGGGCGCACGTCGGCCGCGAAGTCCAGGCTGGGGAAGACCGAGCCGGCATCGCGGCGGGAGCCGTCGTTGTTGAACTCGTAGCTGATGCCCGACATGGTCAGGAATGCCAGCTGGTCACAGCGGTTGGCCAGCCAGTAGGACAGCTTGTCGCGGCCCTGCTGGCGGAAGTTGATGGTGCTGCGCTGGTCGGACAGCTTGCCGGTGTTCTTCACGCCGTGGCTCAGCAGGTCATACGTGATGATCTGGCTGTGCGATTGCATGGATTCCTCGTTGCCTTCGCGCTCGTTGTCGCCGCGAACGCCGTCGCCGACCAAGTCAGCCACCAGCTGGATCACGCAGGCCTCGGCGCCCTTCTCGTTCTTGGTCAGTTCCTTGACCACCTGGATGATGTTGTTCTCGCCCTTGCCCGCGAACTTCTTGAGAAACATCAGGTCGCGCGCGGCGCCCCAGGTCTCGCGGGCCCAGGCCAGCTTCTGGACTGGGGTCAATGCAGCAAAATTGGTTTCCATTTCATGCTCCTGGAAGTTGGTTCACTTTTCGGGACATGACGCCGCCCAGTTGCGAGAGACATGGCTTTGGGCGGCCAAGGGCGCCAGGCAGCTTTACGCCCGCCCAGGGCGACAACCCGTTGATGCCGCGCCGACAAGGTGGGTGAATCCTTGCCGGCTGGTTGAGCCGCGCTCAGTCGCCGCGAAGGCGCTTGCGCTCCGCCTCGGGAAGCTGCATGTATTCGTCGTCGGTGATCTTCGAGGGATCGATCGCCGCCGCCGAGGCACGGTTTCCGAGTCCTGCCTGCACGCTGGGTGGCTGGAGCATTGAGTGCTGGGCCCCACGATGCGCGGCTCGCTGAGTGCGTATATCAACAGATGCGCCCGAATCTTGGAAACCCCTAGAGGGGGCGCCGGCAGGGGCGAAACGCGGCGCGATGGTCTGGACTGCTTCGATCAAGGCCTGGTTCTTGTCCATGCCACGGCTGACCTTGAGCGCCATGGAGGCCTCAATGAGGTCCAAGGCCTCCGCCCCCTCAGGTTCGTCGAGCCACGGATATGCCTGGACCAGGCTCGCCGCAGTTTCCAAATCCCGGGCCTGCGCCGCGCTGGCAGCGTTGGCCTGGCGGTAGCGCTCGAAGGCGGAGTCCTCGATCGCCGCATTGATCTGCATGCGCAGCTTGGCGGCCTCCTTGGTGTCGCCGTCCAGCATCAGCTGCGCATACTGCTCCTCGGCCTGAGCGACATCGAGCTGCCGGCGCTCAGCGGCCGGTGCTGGTGCAGCAGCGGGAGCGGAAGTCTGGACCGGTTGGCCGCCGCGCAGCTGAGCCAGCTCAGCCTCCAGCGCTGCAGCACGCTCCAGCGCGGCCTTGCGCTCGTCGTTGACCTCGTTGAAGCGGGCCCGAGGGATGCCGCCGCCGCGCGTGCCCTGGCCTCCAGTGCCATCATCTTCGGCGCCATGTGCCGCGTCACCGCCGGCGGGCGGCTGGCCACCGCCCTCTCCGCCTTCGCTGGCCAGCAGAGCCTGCAGGGATTCCTGGCTCAGGTCGTCGCCATCCAGGTCGCCGCGCAGCTTGCGGCGCTCCTCCTCGGGCAGGGCCAGGTAGTCGTCGTCGGAATCTGCCACGGCGGTGTCGGTGCCGGTGGTGTCGGAGCCCTCTTCGCCAGCAGGCGCCATGTAGCGGAACAGGATCTTCTTCAGCAGCGGGTTCATGGTTCTTCCTCTTCGGTGGTGGATTGGTGGGTCACTTCTTGCCGGGGGTCTGCAGGTTCTGCAGCTCGGCGATCTTTTCCTTGGCTTTGGCCAGGGCAGCCTTCAGGCGCTTCGGGTCCTTGCGAATCTCCTCGGCGCGCGCCAGGGTGCGCATGTCTTCGTCCGCGCGCCAGTCGGCGTCCGATGGGATGGATGTGGTGCTGGCCTTGGCCATGGGGTTCTCCTTCAGTTCGTGGTGGTGTCAGCCCAGGTCCGGGCCGGGTCGCTCGATGCCGGCCTCCTGGCCCGCCGCCGGGCTGGCGGGGCCGGCCGGTGTCAGCGGGTCGGTGTTGCGCTGTGGGGCGTCCAGGCCGGGCAGCGCCCGGCTGGGCTGCGGCACGATGGGTCCGGCGTCGCGGTCCACGTAGCCGGCCGAGCGCAGCATGGAGTCGGCAATGGGGGCAGCGCCCGGGTTGCGCGCAATCTCCAGGGCAGCCTGCGTGCCGCTGTACTGAGCCTTGATGGCCACGTCCACCGCCTGCGCATCGGTCTTGCGGGCCTGGGCATCGATCAGCCGAGCCTGAGCCTCGGCGCGCGGATCGACCGGCTGCTGGCTCTGCATGCTGTCCAGGATCTCCTGCTTGTCGGCCAGGTTGGAGTGCTTGATCAGCGTCGGGTCTGGGATGGCCACGCCCGCCTGCTTCATCTCCAGGGCCTGCTTGAACTGCGAGTTCTCGAAGGTGACCTGGGCCGGCTGCTCCGTGATCACCACGTCATAGGTGCCGATGGTCACGTCGTTCAAGTAGCGGCCCGTGCCGGGATCGAAGCGGTTGATCTCCAGGGTTTGGTCCGTGGGCTTGCCGGTCAGCGGATCGGTCTCGGTGATACGGAACACCCGGTAGCTGTCGTAGTAGCGCTGGATCAGCTTCAGGATTCGCTTGGCCAGCAGGTGGCGCGTGTACGCCAGGTTGTCCAGCGGCACGGCCAGTTGCTGCTGGGCCGCGAACTGTTTGGACTGGATCGCAATGCCGGGCTCGTTGGCGCCGCCGATGCCGCGCATGGCCTCGGGCACCGTCACGTCCTTGAGCACGCCACTGGCCCGGTCCAGGATGCGATCCATCCCAGAAGGCACCTGGTTGGGCTGGATCTTCTCGGGCTTCCTGGCTCCCTTCTTCACCTCGATGTGCAGCCCAGTGGCGCCGCCGCGCATCTCCAGCTCGTCGGGGCTCATGTTGGTGATGCTGCCCTGCTCCGTGATCCAACCACCATTGGCCGAGCTGCTCAGGATATGGATGATCTGGGACATCGCCTTGTTGACGATCTCCTGCGGGCCGATGGCGTCATCCACCATGCCGCCAGTACGGCCGCGCCGGAAGTAGGCGAAGTACGGCACCACCGTGAAATGTTCGTAGGGGCTGAAGGTGTCGTGCAGCGTCGCGGTCAGCGTGGTGACGGTCCACTTCACCCGGCGGCGCATGCGCTTGGCGCGCACCGCCCCCTGAGCCAGCGCGTCCTCTATGGAGTCCGGCGCCATGTGCTCCTCGATCTGCACGTCGCCTGTGTTGGGCCAGACCATGCAAGCCGTCTGCTCAAAGACCCAGCGCTGGCGGTCAATGATGCGGTAGCGCACCAGACCGTCCTCAGCCACCGAGCCAGCGTCGTAGGCGCCCAGGCGGTTGCGGCTGGCGAACTTGCTGCGCGACTCCTCGTCGTCCAGCTCGCCGAAGTCCACACCTCCGTCATGACTGGCCTCGGCTCTATGCCGCGCCTCCCGGCCATACAACTGCTCGATCTCGTCCAGCGTGAGCCAGCGCGTGATGATGACGTCGCTCCACTTATCCGGGTCATAGCTCTTGGCGTCCGGGTCCGGGATCACGTCCATGGGATCCAGCGTGCTGAGGGCGATCTCTCCCAGGATGTTGTCGTCGAAGCACATCCGCAGGTCGAAGTACCCGCGCTGCTGGATCACGCCGTCGCTGAAGACCTGGGTTTCGTGCCAGTGCAGGCCCGCCATGTCGGCCACCTGCATGGCGACCTTCGACAGGATCGTGGCGCGGTCCAGGTCTGCGTCGCCGCCGCGCGGCTTGAAGGCGATGTCCACGCGGTTCTGGATCTGGTAGCCGATGGCCGCATTGATGGAGGGCTTGATCTCGTTGAGCTCGTAGCAGGGCCGGCGCTCCTCCTCGAGCTGCGCGCGCGCCCCGGGCGTCCACTGCTTGCCCTGACCCATGTACATGTCCTCGCAGCGCTGGGCCTGCGGCAGGTAGTCGAGGTGCCCACTGTCCTTGCCGTACTGGTAGCGGTTCCAGTTGGCGCGGGCAGCGTCGTCCAGGCTGCTGGTGATGGAGATGGTGTTGTTCATGGTCATGCTGCTGATTGGTCCCAGCCACGGCGGCCACCACGCGCCATGGCGCGCACACGGTCTTGCAGACCCTGGCGCGGGCCATGGCCTGGGATCAGGGGGATGGGTGCCGGCAGGTCATCCACGAAGGTCATGGCCACGCTGTCGCCCTTGTCGGGGGAACGGCCCAGCACCTCGCGGATCTCGTCCTTGCTGCTGATCTGGATAGCGGCACCCTTGCCCATGGTCACGACCTTGTAGCGGGGGGCAGCCAGGTCGCCTTCGAGCTCGGGGTCTGGAGGTAGCGCGATGGGCTCCGGGCCGTGTGGGTCCAGGGCCTCGCGCAGGCGCCAGTACATCTCGGCGCGCTTGTTGCGGAAGTGCAGCTGGCCGGCCTTGTCCATGTGCTCGCTGGCGTTGGATGCGACCACCGGATGGATATGAAGGCCCAGGCCCACCAGGAAGTCGTAGGCGCTGGAGCCGCAGCCGATGCTGTCAACGGCAATGGGCGCACCATCGCGCACCAGGGGCGACACAAAGCCTGCCGCCGTGGGCCCGTCGTGTGTCACCACGCCCGGCGCTGTCACCACGCGGTCGAACCAGCGGTCGTGGCGCCGCGCAGCAGAAGATTTGTCCTGGCCGCCGCGGGCCGGATCAAACCCCATGGCCGTCATCGGACCTTTCTTCTCCGGCTCCTTCCAGCGCGCCATTGCCAATTTGATCCACTCCGTCGGGATAAGCTGCCACACCGGGTCGGCCGCGCCGGCGCTGAAGTCGCCGCGGAGCATCTGGGAACGCAGTGGCTCGGGCAAGGCCTGCAGCTGGGCCTTGTAACCGGTCGCCATAAGGAACAGGTTGTCATCCACGCGGGATGGGATGAAGGTGCGGCTCTTGGGCTGCATCGGTTCCCCGGCCACCATCACGGGCTCAGGGCCAGGCACCTCCTGATCCTCGCCCTTCTCATTGGTCACGAACCAGCGCAGCTCGCCCGGCTTAGCCGGGTTCGGGTGGCGGGGGTCAAGCCACGGCGACCAGTACCTCTTCACCCATTCCCCTTCCGGGCCGGTCGGCGGGTTGCCGGCGCACACCACGCGCTGGCGAACCTTCGGGTTGTCCGTGCGCATCCAGGCGTTCAGCGTGCGGAACTGCGCCTCCGTGAAGTGGCAGATCTCGTCATACAGCTTTGCATCGTGCGGGCGGCCTGCGTATTTCTCCCAATCGCCCGGCTCGTTCACGCTGCCCAGCTCAAGCAATCTGTCGTCCGGAAGCCGCCATAGCTTGTCCTGGCCGTTGTAGCCATCGCGGGAGCCAAGGATCTTCGCCATCCGCAGCTCCAGGCCCTTCAACTGCACGCCCTGGCGCCGGAAGATGATGCTGTGCTCCTGCGCGGTCAGGGCGAGCCCCAGCAGCAGCTCAGTCTTACCGCCGCCGGCCGCGCCGCCGTAGAAGAGGATGTCGGCCAGCGAGTAGTAAGCCATGGTCTGCGGCCCAGGCTGAGGCACCCATATGCCGGGGTCAGCCATATGTAGGAAGCCGTCAAGCTGTGAACGCTGCGCTTCTGGCAGCTGCTTCAAGCGGCGAAGCAGTTCCGCCGATGAAGGAATGGCCGGCATCATCATTGAGCTCCGCCTCCGCCCAACATCTGCCCCAGCGTTGCCATCAGCTCAGGATTCGCGGTCAGCACGCGTTGCATGCGCATCGCGCGTTCAGCATCTGACATGTCCCGCAGCGATAGAGGATCGGATCGTTGGAAGTTGTCCTTGGCGTACAGGCCAAGGTGCTTACCCAGCTTCTCCCAGGCTTCCATTTGGGAGTGCATCTGCACCTCAATGCCGTACTTTCCCTCCTTGGCGCCGGCATACAGCGCGCGCGCCTGGGGACTGAGCTTGCGCGTGTCCTTTATCACCACGCGCGAATGGCCATCGCCACCGCACTGCGGGCAGTCTGGGCTGGGCTCCAGCAGAGGGTTGAAGCCAATGCCGCCCTGCTCATCGAAGTCTGCAGGCGCGTTGCCCTTCACGGCCCACAGCTCACGGTCAGCATTCATCTCGCCCACGGTGCGCTGGTATCGATTGCCCTCGCCGAAGCAGTGGCGGCAGCAGCCCGTCTTGACCTCCACAAGCTCACGCGGATCGGCCGAAGCGATCAAGGCCAGGTTCTGGGCTACCTTCTTCGCGTCGAGCTGCAGTTCATCCTGCAGCTTCTTCTGCGCCTTCTCAATTTCGCTTTTGATCTGAGGTTTTCTGAGGAGGTCATAGGCCTGCTCTGCGGCCGAGGCCGCGCTGTAGCCAGCACGAATCGCCGCCTGGGTGCCGTTGAGGTCGATCAGGTATTCGCTGATGAAGCGACGTTGCCGGGGCTCCAGTAGCGCCTTCGGCTCCGCGTGTCGCTTGCCCGGGCGAGTCCACCCTTGAGCCTTGGCCCGCTTGTTGATCGCCGTATGCGACACCCCGTGAGCCGCACCAATCTCTCGCGTGGCGGCTCGCGTCGTTGTGTAGGCATGCTCTATCGCCATCCAGTCCGTATTGGACAGGGATGGCGAGGCTGATGTTGGGGGCTTGGGGGTTTCCACACCGGAGATACTCCCAGGGGTGTGGAATTCTTGGAAACCCTAGACGGGTGGTGACGAGCAGGCAGGCGGGAGTCTGCCGCGCGCGCCGGGCCTCCTCCGTACATCAGGAGAAAAAAGCGCGGGCCGATCGCCTCATGGCTTGATAAGCAGCGCCGCCCTCATGCTGTCCAGCAATATCTTTCGAGCCTTCGAGGTGTTGATCCCGGGAATTGCACGTCTCGATCGCTCATTGGTCACCGCAGCTTTTGTGCGACCGGTCAATTTCGCCACCTCTGCATCGGCGACTTTCCCAAGAAGCCTGACCTCCTCGTCCTTCCAAGGCCGCTCAGCTGAAAATCTAGGGCTCCCCTTTGACCTACTCAATTTTCGCACCTGCAAGGCAGGCAGCGCGTATTCCCCGCCTGCTTCTGGATCTGGCTTTTCTCCAAGCTTTTCGCGGTCTCTCTCACCTCGCACTGACAGAGTGGCGGATTGAAGCGCGCCGCCCCCAGCCCCGCCGCCCTTCCAGCCGGTTATTCCCAACTTCTTGCGCGCCCGGAACACATGATGCTTTTTGCAACCAAGTCGCTCCGCAATTTCCTTATCGCTTGCTGTGCCGAATAGTTTTATCTCGTCATCGCTCCATTGCCTAGATAGCCACTCTTGTCTCACTCCGCGACTTCGATTTGTAATTCCGCTGCTTTCCCATCGGGATATACCGAATTTCTTGCGAGCACGCCAAACATGATGAGGTGCACAGTCAAGAATCTTCGCAATCTCAACATCACTCGCCGTCCCAAGCAATTCAACATCTTTTTCACTCCAATTTTGATATCGCCTTTTTGTTGGTATTCCCTCTGCCCTCCTGAGCCTGCCAATAACCTCTGCAGATGCTCCAAACTTTCTTGACAACTCCCTGTCATGACACTGTCCATACAGGGATTTGCATGCATTTGTTTTCGCGAATTCAGTAGACCTTGATTTGAATGAGCCAATCCCCCGTCTTGTTCTCTCCGCGAGAATAGCATTCCTGGAGCATCCGGCTATAGCTGCCAAATCTTTATCCATCATGAGTCCAAGCAATGAAATCACATGCAGACTGAATTCAATCTTTTTTGGCATTTTCGCCTCCTGCAGAAAGCTCCCTTTTAAGAAGCTTCAGCTCTTCCCATACAGTATTCACAAGAAAGTTGACTTCGTTTCCGGTCTGGATGTTGCTAAGCTGCACTGCATCGCCGACCAACAACGTGGCTAAATCACGTCGCTCACGGGGCCACAAATGAACAACGTGCTCGCCTATCTCAACAATTGATCTTCCATCAGATAATTTTGTAACAGTTACCGCTCTTGGCTCCGGAGCGTCGTCGACAGGAATAAAGACCCCAGGTCTTATGCGCCTGAGATTCCCGCTTTCCACGAACCTTTTTATATGATCATCTAGGTTTATGAGCTTTACTCCGGTTATCCCCGATAAGGCCTCGCGAGTGACTACTTGTCCTTGCTGATGCAGCTCGCGGATAGCATCCCAAACGATAACCCTATTAGTCTTACCCTCTAAGACTCCCTCCTTCTGAGCATATTTCGGCGTGTAGTCAACCATGATTGATCCTTTCATTATTCATTCCAATGTTTTGAAGGCGCTCTTTTTGGAATGGGTATAGGTATTTTCGGAATAACATCGTCCCAATCGCTAATCAATTGATAGCTCCCCAAAAACCTGAGCGGAACCAATCCCTGGGGTCCATTGCGATGAGCCACGATCTCCAGCTCGCTGTAGCCCTGCAGCTCGGGTAGACGCTTGCTCTGAGGGTGAGCCCAGTCGGTGAACATCAGCGCGATCTGGTCGGCTGCAGCCTCAATGGCTCCCGACTCGCGCAGGTGGGACATGTTGGGGCGGCCATAGGTCTCGTCGGCCTTGCGGTTCATCTGGCTCAGCACCACGGCCGCCATGTCCAAGTCCATGGCCAGGTCCTTGATGCCGTTCACAATCAGGTCCAGATCGCGCGAGCGGTTGTCCTTCTCGGATGACGCCATGCGCTGGAGGAAGTCCACGAAGATCACGTCCAGGCCGGCCTCGCGCTTGACCTTGAGTGCCTTGCGCCGGATGTCACCCAGCGTCAGGCTCGTCTGGTCGTCATGAAAAAGCCGCAGGGGCTCCAGCGTTTTAACGGCTGCGGTAACTGCCGACCACATTTCCGCATCGTTGGGGTCTGCAGCAAGAATACGTCCAAGATCGAAGGCGGCCGCTGCAGCCGAATGGCGATGCATCAATTGTGAAATAGGCATCTCCTGGCTGAGAAAAAGCACGCTCTGATGTTTGGCAAGAGCACGAGCAATGGCCAGGGCAAGAGCGGTCTTGCCATGCTTAGGCCTTGCGCCCAGCACCAATAGTTCACCGCGGCGCAGACCTCCATTCAAAATCCGGTCAAGTCCGCCTATACCAGTGGCCATGGCCGGGTTTCTCCCTTCACTCAGGTCGAGCAGCATTGCCATGTAATCTGAAAGGGACGCGTCGATCCGCTGCGGATCTCGCTTCGACCTACTGCTGGCCATCTTCGCCAGCAGCATCTGCGCCTTGTCGATCTCAGCCGCTGCCTGGGCGCCGGGCTCCATGGCCGCGTCCACCATGGCCGTGCCGGCCTGCATCAGTTGCCGCAGGCGGTGCTGGTCCAGGATCTCGTCGGCATAGCGCCGCATGCTGGCCCGGCCCGGCAGGAACTGCGCGAGTTCGGTCAGCTGCGGCAGCGTGGTGTCTGCCGCCTGGCGCCGCAGCTCCTCGAAGACCGACACCGGATCGGTGGGCGCGCCGGCCGTGGCCAGGGCCCGGACGGCACAGAACACCTCGCGGTGCATGGGTGCGTAGAACGCCATGGCGTCCAGCTCAGGCAGCGCTGCCCACGCCTCCGGGTCCAGCATCAGGCCGCCCAGGAGCGCGGCTTCCGAGGCCACGCTGGCGGGCATGCGGCGGCCCGTGGGCTCCTCAGGGGAGAACTCGTCCATCAGCATTCGACAGCGCCCCCGCGGTGGCTGGGCCAGTTGCACTTCAGCATCTTCGCGCCCTCGCGCAGCCGGTCGTAGGAGCGCTCGCCCACCGCCGCCTTGATGTCGCTGGGCACAAGGTTGGACAGCAGAACCGTGGGGCGACTGAGCGCGTAGCGGCGGTCGATCACCTCGAACAGCTGCAGGCGCTCCGCTTCCGTGCCCATGCTGGCCCCCACTTCGTCGATGACCAGCAGCGCGTCGCCGCCCAGGCTTTCGATCAGCTCGCTCTCGGTCTCTGGCCGGTCCCAGGCGCTGGCCTGGAACCCGCTGCTGCCCCACGTGGCGCGCAGCATGCGCACGATCTGCCGGCTGCTGAGGATGCGGGCGCCCATGTCGCGCTCGCGGATGACGTGGTTCACCATGGCGCTGCCCAGGTGGGTCTTGCCCGTGCCTGGTGGACCGATCAGCCACAGGCCGCCGCCCGAGCGGAAGTCGTTGTGCTCGGCGAGGTGGCGGCATGCGGCCAAGACCTCGGCTTGGCCAGGGTGCATCGGCTGGTAGCTGCCAAAGGACGACTCCGCCATGCGGCCAACGAGGCCGCTGCGCAGTTGAAACCGGCTCTGGCGGTCGCGCCATTCCGCCTGCTTTTGCTCGCGCATCTGGGCTGCAATGCGCTCTTCGCGCTCACGCAGGAATTGATCCGTCATCGGGGATACCTTGGTCGAAATAGTCATGGGTGAAGCCGCTGTGGCGGCCGACTTTGCTTCGGGGCTGGCCGTGGCCACCAGACGGTGCGCGGTCATCGCCGATGCGCTTGGCGTACCAACTCGCGTTGAAGCCTCGCCATCCCGCTTCACAGCAGACCTCGAGCGCCCGGGTCAGGGTGATGCGGGCGCTCGCGGCCTCTCGGGCAATGCCGTCCAGGGCGGTGTCGGTCAGCGGTGCGCGATGTTTCTTGCGCAAGGCCAGATAGTCCTGCCAGACCTGCTCCGGCACGCCGTCGGGCCTTGATGCCTCGACAGGTGCGGGGGTGCTGCGCTTGCGCGGCGCCTTCTCCCCGGACGGAGACGGAGACGGAGACGGAGACGGAGACGGAGACGGAGACGGAGACGGAGACGGAGACGGAGACGGAGCATTGCTGTCCGCTGCTGGTGGCTTGCTACTAGCATGCTGGGCGTTGCTGCCAGCATCCTCTGCAGCATTCCTAGTGGCGGCGTATTCGGGTACTAGCCGGTCAGCTTCAGCAGCACCGTGGTGACGCTTAGGGATGGTGTTCAAAAC